CACTCTTTCCCTACACGACGCTCTTCCGATCTCCCTTTTTCGCACGTTTCCAAAATCAACATTTTGCGCGGGATTGACAATCATTAGGAATTTGGTAAGGAATACCCATGGCTAGACCATTAACACCAAACGCCATCCTTAAATCTAGGGGGTCAAAGCACGTCAGGGACGAAGAACCGGAATTCCAAGACGGAATAGGTGAGCCTCCAATCAGGCTCATCGGGGTTGGGCTTGAGACATGGCACGATTTCGTAGATGTTATGAAATCAATTGGTGCAACTCTCACAAAAATGGACCGATTAAACCTAATCGAGCTTTGCGATGCGCGGCAGAATTGCGAGGATGCTCAAATCGACATTGACAAAACCGGGCTCAAATCAACATCAGAAAGAGGCATCGTCAAAAACCAATCAATATCCACCAAAGCGACGTTCCAAAGGGTTATTCTCTCCATCACATCCGCATATGGACTAACCCTTTCCAGCCGTGGGAAAATTCACGGACCAAAGTCGGAGCCATTAAACGACTTTGACAACATATAACCATGAGCGCAGGCAAGGGAGACTCACCACGCCCGGTCAACGGCGACAAATTCCGAGAAAATCATGAGCGCATCTTCGGCCCGAAAGAAAAAGCCAAGCCAGACGGTCCACCAACACGTTCAAGCCGCCGAAAAATACGTTGACGACGTTCTATCCGGCGCAATTCCAGCCTGTAAATGGGTGAAACTCGCCTGCGAACGGCACCGCAGCGACCTCGAATCCAGCGAAACCGAGGCATTCCCATACCGTTTCGACCCGGAATTAGGTGACCGACCGTGCCGATTTTTCGAGAAACTCCCCCACGTAAAGGGTAAATGGGCCAAGCGTGACCCAAAAACGGGACGGCGGACTACCCTAAAGCTCGAGCCATGGCAGGCATTCATCTTCATTTCGATCTTCGGATGGGTGCATAAGGAGACTAGCAAGCGCCGATACCGCAAGGCTCGCGTCTACGTCCCCCGGAAAAATGGGAAGTCATTCATCGCCGCCGCTGTCGGATGGTGGATGTTGGCGCTTGATGGCGAGCCTGGCGCGGAAGTCTACGCCGGCGCGACCAGCGAGGCGCAGGCGTGGAAAGTTTTCCAGCCCGCCCGCCAGATGGCGCTGGTCAACCCGGACCTCCCGCAGAAGTTCAAGGTCGGGGTGCAAGCGCAGTCTCTAACGCTGGCGGACGGCAGTATTTTCAAACCGATCATCGGCAAACCTGGCGACGGTGACTCGCCTCATTGCGCGATCACGGACGAGTATCACGAGCACCCGACGAGCGAGCAAATCGACACGATGGAGACGGGTATGGGCGCACGGGAGCAGCCGCTTTCGATTGTCATTTCCACCGCCGGGAGCAACACCGCCAGCCCGTGCCGAGACGACTGGAAAAACTGCGAACTGATTCTCAACCGCACGGCGGGATTCGAGGACGAGACGACGTTTGCTATCATCTTTACCATCGACGAGACCGACGCTTGGGACTCGGAAGAGGCGCTCATCAAAGCCAATCCGAACTGGGGAGTATCTATCGAGCCGTCAAACATGCTGGCGGACCTGAAGGCAGCGCAGCAGCGGGCGAACCGGCAAAGTGCGTTCAAGACGAAGCATCTCAACCAGTGGGTGTCGATCAAGCAGGCATATTTCAACCTATCCGAATGGCAGAAACTCGCCCGTCCCGACATTAAACGCGAGGACTTCCGGCAATATCCGTGTTTCCTATCCGGCGACCTCGCCAGCAAACACGACTTGGTTGCGCTTATGCAGCTCTTCTGCCTGCCGGATAAAAACTACGCGCTATTCGGGAAATACTACCTGCCAGAAGCAACCTTGGAGCTACCGGAAAACCAGCATTATCGGAACTGGCACATCGGCGGATGGATCGAGAAGGCGGGAGTGGACGTGACCGACCTTGACCATTTCAAAGACGACGTGCTGGAACTCTGCGCGGGCTATCAGGTCGAGGAAATGCCGTCCGATCCTAACCGGGCGTGGGGTGTTTACCCCGCGCTCGTCAAAGAAGGTGTGCCGATTGTTGAATACAGAAACACCGTGCTGATGATGTCAGAACCCTTAAAGGAGCTTGATGCGCTAATTAGATCGGGAAGGATTATTCATTGTGGCGACCCGGTGCTTGAGTGGGCCATTGGAAACACAACCGCAAGAGAGGATCTGAAATCAAACGTGTTCCCCAATAAAGAAACGCCCGCAAATAAAATTGACCCAGTTGTGGGAACCATCATGGCTCTCGGCAGAGCGATGCTTAAGGACGATTCTCCATCTGGGCCGCTCATTTATTTTTAGGATTGACACCGTAAGCGGTTACGGTAAAAGCGGGGCATGATTTGCCCGCACTGCCGAAAAGACATCCCCGACGCGACCGTCGCCAAGCACCTCGCCAGCAAGGGCGGGAAGGCCAGTAAGCGGACGATCACGCCGGATCAGCAGAAGCAAATGCAGCAATCCAGAAAGAAAAACAATAATGAACACATCTGAAAAAATATCAGAACTCGCAAAAAAACAATTTCAGAATTCAGTTTCTGAATTACTGGATCAGTCGTTTTGGTATAAATACAATTCAGATTTATTTAAAGAGATAGAAAGTTGCATCGATGTTGAAATTTCATCAAAAGACAACTGCGGCAAAATTGGATTCAGTCTGAAATTTAGTAGCGATTGGGTTGATCGTGAATGGTTTTTTGATCTTGAAGAAGAATTCAGAAAGACATTTACACCCGAAAAGCAGTATTTTCAAGAAGGCCTTTTAAGAAGGGCTGAAACAATGGACAGATTGGCTGAATTTTTCAGAGAAACCGCCATAAATGCTCCAAAATTTTCCAACCAAACAAAATGAAACCGCAACAAATCGAACAAACCTCGAAACGCTACAAAGGCATCATTGCTGTCGGAGTCTCCCTGATCGCCATTGGCCTAGCGTGGTGGATTTTCGGGATCGCAGCAGGGAATCCCGGTAACTCCGGCGACGTGATGCTCGTCGGGATCCTGATCTATTCCGCTGGCCGCATCGGCGCATGGTGGAATAACGGCTGATCCGCGCCATCCCCATTCAACCCGCCCGGAGCAATCCTGGCGGGTTTTTTCGTGCCTTGAAAGTATTTCTTGACTAAGTTGGGCAACTTCGTAAGGATTGCTCCAAGAATGTTGCGAAACATACTTGCTTTCGGGTTCAGGAAACCTCTGCGTGACTCCAATCAGGGCCACGCGGAGGCGTCTGATCGCGCCGAATTCGCGCCAATCGAGCGCAAAACACGCGGGAAAATCCCCGAAAAGCGCAGTGCGTCCGGCGATTTGACCCGGAATTTCTCGATGCTGCTCTCGTCGCCGTCGAGTTCCGGCGTGGCGGTCAACGAAAATACCGCCCTCAATGTCGCCGCTGTTACCGCCTGCGTTACGATGCTGGCGGATATGGTGGCGAAATTGCCGCTCTATCTCTATCGGGAGACGCCGGAGGGGCCGCAGGAAGTCCTGAATCACCCAGGCGCGGCGCTCATCGGCAAGTTTCCGAGCGAGATGCACACCTCGTTTGAGCTGCGTCAGCTCATGGAGACCGGTAAAGGGCTCGGTGGCAACGGTTACGCCCGCGTCTATCGGGATGCGTTCGGGGATCCGCGCTCGATACAGTGGCTCGCCCCGTGCGATGTGCAGCCGAAACTTCTGAAGCGTCCGAACGGGGAGAAAATGGTAACGTATACCGTCGATGGTGAGCGCGACCCGCTGACCCGTTACGAAATCATTCACGTTCGCGGATTCTCCCAGGACGGATTCACCGGACTCTCCCCGATCCGCCTTCTCCGCGAATCTATCGGCACCGCGCTCACTCAGACCACCGCCGCCGGAACCCTCATGCGCAACGGCGCGAAATTCCCCGGCATTCTGACCGCTGAGACGATTTTGCAGGACAAAGTGATGAAGGAAGCCCGCGAAGAGTGGGACCGGAACACGACAAACGGCAACCTCGGGCGCACACCGATCCTGAACGGCTCATTCAAGTTCCAAGCCACCTCTGGAATGTCGATGGTGGACGCGCAGTTCCTTGAATCCCGCCGTTTCGAGCTTCAGGAAATCGCCCGACTCTATCGGATTCCGCCGTTCATGATCGGGGATTCCACCGCGTCCACCACTTGGGGGACAGGTATCGAACAGCAAACGCTTGGATTCCTTAATTTCTGCTTGGATCCCCACCTGATCGGATGGGAGCAAAGTCTCGGTCATACGCTTTTGACCACCGCAGAGCAGCGCCAAGGACTATATTTCCGCTTTGACCGGGACCAGCTCGCAAACGTCGCGCTTGAGGCCCGCGCAGCATTTTACACGGCAATGCGCACGGCTGGCGTCTATTCCCCGAACGATATTCGCCGGAAAGAAAACGAGCCGCTTATTTCTCCAGAGGATGGCGGCGATTCCTACGGAAATCCTAACACCGCCCCCGCACTCCAACCCGCAACCGACGAGGAACTGTAACCATGGCCAACGAAATCTTCACATCACTTGAACTAACCGCCCGCAAAAATGGCGCAACCGTTACCTCCCGCGTATCCGGCAATCAAACGATGACCGGAGACGACTTGCTTCAATCTACCCAGGTTGTCGGGACTACATCCGAGGCTGTATCGTTTGGCGAAATCACGGGAGCGCCAGCGCAGCTATTCATTCAAAACCTCGATACGACAAATTTCGTCGAGATCGGCGGCGATTCCGGCCTGACCGTTTTCAAGCTGAAAATCCTAGCAGGGAAAGCCATTCTGATCAGCCCATCAAGCGCAACCATGTATGCCAAGGCTGACACGGCGGCAGTCCGAATCCTAATCACCGCAGCAGAAGCATGAAACCTACCCTTCCAAACCGCGAAAGCCGTTTCCTATCGGCGTCAGTTGAACTTCGCGCAGCCGCTGAAACGGAGAAACCTCCGATTGTTCGGGGTTACGCGGCGAAATTTGACAGCAGATCGGAGAACCTGGGCGGATCGTCGAACTACCAGTTTTACGAGATCATCAAACCCGGCGCATTCGATGGAGTTCTATCCGATGATGTTCGGGCATTACTCAACCACGAATCCAGTGCCATCCTCGCCCGCAGCAAGAACGGCGAAGGTTCGTTGAAGATCGGCACCGATGAAGTCGGGCTATGGTATGAGTTCGAAGCTCCAGATACCCAGATCGGACGCGACCTTGTAACGAGCCTGCGCCGGGGCGACATCGACCAATCGTCATTCTCATTCACCGTCGAAAAAGACGGCGAGGCGTGGGAATCGCGGCAGGAAAAAGACGGGCCGGTTATCCACACCCGCACGATTTCCAAGGTTGCGCGACTCTATGACGTTTCGCCCGTCACTTACCCGGCATACCCGGACGCCACGGTTGCTCTTCGCAGCCTCCAAGAATTTACTGCAGCGGAAAACCCGCTGCCATCCACACCTTCGCAAGAAGAACTATCCGAAGTGAGCGATTGGGCCGCTCGCTTAGGCATCTGACCCGCCCACTAACAACACAACTACCACATCATGAGCGCACTACTGAAAACGCTGAACGAAACACGCGGGGCGAAGCTGAAGCAAGCCCAAGAAATCACGTCGAAGCTTACCGCTGAAAATCGCGGTTTCAACGACGACGAACGGGCCACCATCCGTGGCATCAACGACGAAGTTGAGAAGATCGACAAGGACATCCATGAGGAAGTCCGATCAATCTCACTCCTGTCCCAGAAGCCGCAGGAGTTGTCCCGCCAAGAAAAGCGTGATGTTGCCCGCTTCGACTTCTCGAAGTTGGTCAACTTTATGCACCGTGATGCAACTGGCGCTCGCGTCGGCGCTCTGGATGGAGTCGAGGCAGAGCTTGTGCAAGCGGGCATTGCTGAGGCCCGCGCTGCCGGAGTTAGCACCAGCGGACTCGTTCTGCCCGCTTTCTTCGTGAGTCGTGAAAACCGGGATATGACCGCAAGCGGAACCACATCAACCACTGGCGACCAAGGCGGTATGACCATCGCCACCGAAAAGCGCGGTTTGCTTGATGACTTCTTTAATGCTTCCGTTATCCGCCAGGCTGGCGCAACCGTGTTGATGGGACTCAAGGGGCCGGTCGACTTCCCGCGCCTCACCGCAGGAACCAATCCGACGAAAAAAGCAGAAAACGCAACCGCCGACGAGGTTTCGCCTCTTACCGCCATGTTGTCGCTGACCCCTCGTCGCCTTCCTGCCTACATCGACATTTCGGAAAGCCTTCTGAATCAGTCTAGCTCGGCAGTCGAAGCGTCATTGCGCACGATGATCACCAACCAGATGCTTGGCATTCAGGAAACGGCATTTTTCCACGGTGGTGGAACTAACGAGCCAACCGGGCTCGCTGCAACTTCCGGCATCGGATCGGTGGCGGGCGGCACTAACGGACTTGCTCCGACATGGGCT